CAAGGCGGACACGTAGGTTTTAAAGAAAAGAATGGAGTTACATGATGTCATATAATACAGTTATGTCTATTAGAAATAATGGTTGTCGTACAGAAGTTTCTTTAGATGATGATGGTGGTATTCTAGTAGAAGTTTATGATTCTGACAGAGCAGTAGCCGCTGGTTTTAGTACCGGTTTGGCAGGCAGTTTGTGTTTTAATATGGATGAAGCATTAGAAGTAGCTAAAGCTATTATATATCTCTATGATGAAAATGCATATAATGAACTCGATTAAAGAAGCACATATTGCTAAGATAACCGCAGCAATTCAGAAATTTACTGATGATCTAATTGCTCAAGGGCCCGAAGCTTGTAGACAGCATTTAGAATCTATTGGTGCCATCGGTGTTAATGAAAATACACGTGAAACTGTAGAGTTAAATTTATCAGTAGAAGAATTTATTCTTTTGGCTAAACAGGCACATGAACACGATATGTCTATTAATAGATACATCGAATGGTTATTAATTAATTTGCATTCGGAGTCCATGAATACTGAATCAAACCCGGAAGATATTGATTAGCAGCAGGTGCTGGACACGTAAGTAACATTTGTCTTTGTTTTCCGGTTTCACCATTATATGATACATGGGTCCAAATTTGTGATGTTCCGTATTCTATAATTAATTGATCAAACAAAATATGATCGCGAATCCATTGTGCTATTTCTAAAATAGATGCAGGATCTGTAGATTTTAGACCATATGTAATATCGCATGCCATACCCATAGCATGTTGACTTTTACCAGTCTGAGATCTAAATCCGGAATTGATATTAATAGGCCCCCATTTAGCAGCAATGGGTTCTACACAATTTTGAGCTAATAGAGCCAGATTGCCAGCCAATCTGGCTTTTGTTCTACCATTCCATGGAATAAGTGGATATTTGAATGTTGGTGTTGTTGTAAAATCAGATACACGATAGTTTTGTGATAATCTTAGAGACGGTGAAATTGCACTATCTGGCAAAGATAAAATATCTGCTACTGATGTTGTTAATGGTGTTAAATTAGTAGGCGCTGATGCAGTATCAGGTGCTGCAGCTTGTGGTGGTGTTTGTGTCATATTATTATATTGTTGTGGTGTAATTCTACCAGATGCTACACCTTTATTTAATTCTTGACTACGAACATCAAAATCATCATCAAGTCCTTGAATAATTGATTCTGCCACAGATGGAACTGTTCCTTCTCTAACAGGTCCAGGAGGTAAACCGGTAGTTAATGCTGGAATAGCTGTAATTCCAGTAGCTGCAGATCCAGCACCAGTTCCATCTTGAATTTGCAAACTAGATCCATCGATGTTATATGATCCAGCTGATAAGCTGTTAAAGCTGCCTGATGAATTTATATTTGTATCAGATCCAGATTGAATATTAGCTTTTCCAGAAGAATTTAAATTAGTATCACCACTAGATTGCAGGTATAAATTATCTTCTGAAATGTGTGTCATATTTCCTGATGATAATGCATTGAAATTTCCTTGTGTTGTCATATTAGTATCTGATTCAGATAATGTGTTAATATTACCTGCAGAATACATGTTAATATCACCTCCAGTAGATTCTATATAAATGCTAGAACCTTTAATACGAATATCCTCTGAAGCTACCATCTCAACTCTTCCAGCCACTTGTAGATTGACNTCATTAAGACAGATAACGGTTATATTNCCTTTTACATAGAGATATCCAGAACCTTCTACGTGCACCTTATCGTCATTTACAACAACTGTTATGTTATCATCATTAATTTTATTAACACGTCTTCCAGTTGGTCCAATTTCTTGATATGTTCCGGACTTATGATATTGGAATATTCTTTCATTTCCAGGCGTATCATCATGTTCAATAATATGTCCAGATTCAGTTTTGTGAGTATGTACATATGGATATTGGCCTTGAAAAGCCATAGGTGGTTCTATTCCAATCGGTGTATGTGTAATATCTGTTGGTTGGGTTGCTGCAATGCCGGTAACAGTATTAGCTAATGATGAGGCAAATAATAGCGTGTTAGCAGTAGAACTAATACTAGTATTAACAGGATTGTATATTGTAGAAGTAACACCCTGATTAAGATAAATGTTATCTGCCTGAGCATATGTTAAAGCTACATTTCCAACATCTATTTGATCATCGATAGAAGTTATAGCTGCATCGATTGATAATACGGTGTTTGTTAAAAAACTAATATCCGGATCAATAGCCGCAGCATCTAAAATAGTATTTTCTAGAGCTTGAAGATTCCCAGAGGTGATTTCATTAATAACTGTTAATGCTGTATTAATTATATTAGCCATTTGTAGTATTCTTTGCTGTTGATCTCATTGGAACTGAACTTGCATGCATAGATTGTAAAGCTTGTTTAGCATAATTTTGACGTGCATCTAGATGTGCTACAGATGCACGCGGTTTTTCAAAAGAATTCATAAATGCTGCAGTAGCCGTTTCTATGCTGGTTGCTGATGATACACCTTTTAAATAACTGGGTGTAGTTTTTAGTTCGTGTAATAGATATGCATAATTATGATCATCTGTAGCAGCATTTTTTTGTATATCGTATCCATTAAAATTATTTTTTACAAAGTCAATAAATTTATCTAATCTTCCAGCTCCTGGGGCTGCACCTCTAGGATTAGTCCATTGTACCCAACCATAACCCTTAAGTGGTGTTCCGTATGTCCATGATGGACCATATTTATTTCCTTCGCGAATATCCGGATGACAACCGCCAGATTCATGCGCGATATTTCCTAAAATACCTGCTGCTTGGAAATCTGTTAAATTTAAATCTTGCATTAATCTTAATCCAATTGGACCTGCCTTCACTGCAAATGATTTCGATAATGTACCTAAAGTAGGTGTAGGTGCGATTGCTTGTTCAACTGCAGTTAATGCTGCTGTAGCATTAGAAACAATGTTTAGAGCAAAATGTCCTAATCCTCCAGCAATTGTTCCAAGTATGATAGGAATTTGACAATCGCGCCCATCAGCAAAAAATCCAAATACTTGTGTACCTTCAACAGGTCCTACCGGTGAACCACCAATTCCGAATGCTGCGGCTGATGTAATTGGCTGAACAGGAATGGCCCATGGCAAATCGTGATCTGGTACAAGAGATTTATCATCTGGATGAATTCCAAAAACGCGAACACGCACTCTTCCTAAACATAGAGGATCTAATCTATCAACAACAGTTCCAAAAAACCAAACAAAGTTTCCGTCTAATCCCATAAAATGTGACATAATTTATCCTTTAATTGCTGCAGCATTATTAAGATATGCTGAGTTTGAAGGTGCAGGTTTATCTGGACTATCAGTTGTTACGACTGGAGTAGAGAATCCATTTTTATATAAATCATATGTGCATCTGTAAGTTTCTGGTGAGATCATATGATGAATAGAAGTAACCATAAAATAGCCTGATAAAAATGTATCAAATTGATTTGTTTTAGAATTAGAACCTTTATCTGTTCCAGTAATTTCTGGTAAATCTATAGTAATAACATCACCAGCACCAATATTAGGATCTCCATATACTTCTGCAGTAAACATGTTTTGTGCTAATCTAGTCATATATGAAGCTTTATTCATCAAAATATTTTCTAGATATGTATCCGGAAGAGTACTATCTTTCATTAAGAAAAAGGCCTTAGTATGTTTTGGTGTTTTTTGATTTTTAGATAAACCAAAAACACCAAGAAAAGAACTGAATAAACTAGTATCAGTATTTGATGTAACTGATTTAATAAAATCTAAACTATTTTCTGGATATGATGATTCTGCTATAGATGATACTGAAGAATTAGCAGAATTAACTGCACCTAATGTATTTAGATTCTGATAATTATCAATAAATTTAAATGTATTATTTACAGTCTTTCGGGCATTAACATCATAAACTAAAGCATCACTTTCGAAATATCCATTACGTAATTTTTCAATAGTATCAAATTTATGTTTTTGTGTTAAATTAACTATAGTTTTAAATGTTTTACTATCATCCTGAAGCGTAAATCCAGTTGTAGTGCTAGTAGGTTGCAAATTATTATTTTGATAATAATAAGAATATTGTATTGGATTAGATGCGTATTTTTTCTTTCCACGCTGAATTAAATATTCAATATCACAAAAGTTGAAACCGTCTTTATTTTCAAAAAACAAATATGTTCCGGATTGAAATGTATTTTGTGCTAAAGATCTACGGGCAAAAAAATCCATAGTCTCAAAAGGAGATAATCTAGGTATAACTAAATTTTGTACACCTTTAGTTGGTTGAATATCATATGTTTTAATTTTTTTACCATTTGGTGCTGTTTGATTTACTTGCAAGTAATTTTTAAGAATATCTTCAACCATATTACTAATTTGATCTTTGTAACTCTTTTGAACTAAACAAGTAGCATCAAATAAATGTTCTTCTGAACAAAATTCAATTACATATGTTCTCGATGTAAAGTTTCCGTCTACAACAATTTCTTTAATTGCATTGATAGCAAATCGTCTGAATACTTCTGGATATGAAAGTACAGTATATGTAAATTCAATAAATTCTTCACCAACAATAGGAAACGGTTTAAAGTTTGGTATACTATCTGTAGTCATACCATTCATAAGATTAACAGTATCTTTAAGTGTCATAACGCCAAAAAGACTTTTTGAAAAAATATCTTCGTAGATAGAAACATCCAAAACTTGTTGTGTAATATCTTCAGCGCGGGTTCCATCAACATTCTTTAACACAGCAGTAAAAGATTGTAAAGAACCCTGACCTCTATAATTTGCTGTATTATTGGCCATTCATTAATGCTCTCAATTGATTTTCAAGTACTGCAACATAACTATTATCGACTAATTCTATAAATTTTTTATTTTCGTTTTTATTATATTCATCTGTATAAACTGATACTGCAGTGTATCCTGCAGGAGCACCTGGTTGATATAGAAGTGTATTTGCAGTGTATGTTGCAGGTGCTAATGGACTAATTGTAAGAGAAGTATTATTTGCAATTCCTGTAACTACACCTAATGCATTAGTATAATTTGCAATAAATCCATTTGATGTTGTACCAATATTTACGTAAACTGAATGACCATTAGCAATAGTACTAGAAAAAACAGTTCCATTACCTGTTAGTACTACTCCATTTATTGTGCATGAAAATGTTCCAGGTTCAGCGTATACAGGAGCAGCTTTAACAAGATTACTGACTTGTGTCATTTTAGTATAATTATATCCTTGTACTTGTGGATTATAATTATTAGCTGAAATAAAAGTATTGTTACTATTATTCAAATAATACACAATAGGATTTTGTTGATAATATGCTATTGTAGTTTGTGCAACTAGTACACCATCATTCATTCCAGGAGCAGATTGATATTTTTGCGCAATATAATTTTGAAAGTCAGCTTGTCCTAATGGCCAATCATAATATGGATCAATAATATTATTACAAAAATAAATAATCCAATCGTAATTAGGACTGCCATAATAATCATTAGCTAATGAATCTGCAGTTTCACCATCAGAAATAGTATATGGATAAAAGTTAGTAGCATATTGTTTATATAGATCTGATATTCCTGCACGTGCAGTAATATTTAAACCTAAAATATTATTATAAGTAATTTTTGGAAAATTATTAAAATACTGAGACATATTATGCGCCTACCAAACCTTGTTGTGATGCAGTATTATTTGCGGCTGTTTTATTAGTAGCTTCTGCTGCGATTCCCGCGTCACTCTTTTCATATGCATTAGCATAATCTTCTGCAGTAAGAATAGTACGTTCTTTAAAACGAAGTGTTAAATCTACAATTACCGGAGCATTTGTGTTTTTATAAAATGCTGGATGACCATCACCATTATATGATATTGCAATATTTTCTAGAAAACAACCATAAGGACTTATTTTTACAATTTCTGTTGGTGCAAATGTAATTTGTACTATTTTTGGATAAGATAAAGTAAATGATGCTCCGTCTACTTTTTTTGGTAGAGCATTGTATTTTAATGTTTGAATAATATTAGAAATTGCAGTACTTTCATCTGCAGATTTTGCAATCAATCTCCATGAAAATACGTGTTCTCTTAAATCAACACCTGTAAAAGAAAGAGATGGATTAGGATTTGCAATTGCTCCAAGACTTTGTTCCGCTGCAGATTTACCTGCTGATGACCCAACAGCATCACCTGCTAATCCTGCTAATGTAGTAACACCGCGGCGGGTAAGTTCTCCAAAACCAGATACAGCCTTTTGAGCAATACTTCCAGGACCGATCAATCCACCAACACCTTTAAGATCAACCGGAGCATAATTAACGTTTGTATTATCATCAAATCCAGTAAATGGAATAGGAAGATATATCTGTGCATTTAATGCTGGAACCGCTTGAGCAGTAGGAACATTTCTAACGTATTCATAAAAAGTTAAACACGTCCAATTGTTGATAATAGTATTATCTAAAGGAAACTTTAGACCAGTACTATTAACGGTGTCTCTTACTGATTGTACTACTGATTGAGGATCTGCCATTGATTTTCCACTAAATATGTATTATCAGATATTTATAGAGAAAACATGGCATACAAAGGTCACTTTAAACCCAAAAATCCCAGTAAGTACAAAGGCGATTATACTAATATTATATATCGATCACGCTGGGAATTGAGAATGATGTCTTACTTTGATACACACAGAGATGTATTACAGTGGTCATCAGAAGAAGTAGTTATTCCATATAAATCTCCATTAGATGGTAGATATCATAGATATTTTCCAGATTTTTGGGTTAAATCACGCCAACCGGATGGAACAATAAGCGAATCGATTATTGAAGTTAAACCATTTAAAGAAACTAAAGAACCACGACCAAACAAAAACAAACTAAGATATATGACTGAAGTTAAAACCTACGTTATAAATAAAAGAAAGTGGGAAGCAGCTGAAGAATTCTGTAAAAAGAATGGTTGGTCATTTGACATAGTTACAGAAAAAGAATTAGGATTAACCTTTTAATGAATACTACAGGAAACAAAGTATTTGCTGATATTCTCAAACAGGGAATGCAGCGTCATATGCTTCCGGGAAAGAGTACTGAAGCTATTAATTGGTATAGAAAAACTGCGCGCGGTTATAATACTNCAATTCAAGATATGACAAAACAAAAATCTCAATATAGGAATGCTATTATTCCTGGTGATATGTATATGTTTGCATATGAAGCAAAACATAAAAATAAGTTACCATATTACGATGCATTCCCTGTAATTTTTCCAATAAAATTATTAGCAGATGGATTTTTGGGAATTAATTTTCATTATCTTCCTCCTATACTTCGCGCTAGATTAATGGATTCATTATACACTATTAACTCTAATCCTAATATGACAGAGCAATCTAAAATAAAATTAAGTTATAATTTTTTAAGAAGTATATCTCAATTTAGTTTATTTAAACCTTGTATTAAAAGGTATTTGTATTCTCAATTTAGATCTAGATTCATTTATGTTTCACCTGATACTTGGGACATTGCATTATTCTTACCACTTGAAAGATTTCAAGGTGCTTCAAATGAAGAAGTTTGGACAGATAGCAAAAGGATTCTACAATGACTTTTAGTATATCAGATATTAAATCATATGCTAATGGCAAAGGTGGTGGCGGTTTTGGTAGATCTACACATTATAGTGTAACATTTAGTTTACCAACTGGTAGCAATAGCGCCATGGCAAAATATACTAGTAGTTTAACAGATTTAACATTTTCTGCATCTGCTGTTAATATTCCATCTATTGGAATTACTACATCTGTAGTCAAGCGTGGCGGATCTTCATATAATGAATACTTTCCGACTAATACAGAATTTGGTCCTGTAAATGTTACTTTTCTAAGTGATTCTGAAGGTACAATTATGCAATTTCTTCGTGATTGGATCGATAGCATTTATGAAACTGATGATACACAATCAGGAGCATATCAAGTAGCATATAGTGATGATTACAAAGGTGGAATGCAAATTAATCATTATGATTCTACCGGAAATTTAATAATGTTATATGAATTTTTCGAAATTTGGCCNGAACAACTTTCAGATGTTGAATTAAGTTGGGCTTCATTTGATAATATTATTACTCTTCCAGTTCAATTTAGATATAAAAAATATACTCAAACTAAAAACGGAACTAATTCAGTAAGTATTAATTATAACGGATTAACAGGAGCACAACAAAATGCTCTAATTACTGGAATATCACAAGCGCCAATTATTGGCAGTTAATTTATAATGGAGTTACATTATGGCACTACCTAAAATTCAATATCCAATATTTGAATTCACTATGCCTTCAAACAAGTTGCCTATTAAGTTTAGACCATTTACTGTAAAGGAAGAAAAGATTCTTCTTATTGCACAAGAAAGTTCAAGTGCTAATGATAAACTTACAGCGATGAGACAAATTGTTAATAACTGCTGTTTAAATTTAGATAAAGATATCGGTGAAATGCCATCATTTGATTTAGAATATGCATTTTTAAAAATTCGTTCTAAATCCGTTGGAAACATGGTAGAATTAAAATATAAAAATAATTCTGATAATAAAATATATGCATTTGAAGTTGATTTAGATGATGTAGAAGTTACTTTTACAGAAGGTCATAGTAATATTATTAATCTAGAAGGTGGTATTGGATTAACTATGAAATATCCTACAATTGAAGTAGTTACAGAAAAATTACCAGAAGCTTCTGATAATAGTGCAAATTCATTATTACAAATTGTTAAGGAATGTATAGATTCTGTTTTTGATGCTGATAACGTTTATAAGGCTACGGAATATACTGCAGAAGAACTTGATGAATTTATTGAAGGAATTACTTCTAAAGGATTTGAAAATATTATAGAATTTTTTAATACTATACCGGTTTTAAAACACGAATTAAAGTATACAGATTCTACAGGGACAGATCAAGTTATCACTCTGTTAGGTATAGATGATTTTTTTCAGTAACACTTAGTCATACATCTTTAACAAATTACTATATTTTATTATTTTCTTTAATGCAATATCATAAATATTCTATAACTGAACTTGAAGCTCTTATACCATTTGAACGTGATATATATGTTGGTTTATTACAGAATCATATCGAGGAAGAAAATAATAAGGCTCTAGCATGACTTTTACAGCTATATTAAAAGATATATTTTCAGATGTTGATGGTCATCTTTCATCAAAGAGAGTGATCACTGCAATAGGTGTTATCTTATTATCAATTGGATTTATAGCTAATTTATTTTTCAATTGCAAAATGGATCAATTCATTTATGATAAGATCATGGATATTGTTTCAATTGGTTTAGGAATGACTGGATTAGAAAAGTTTACTGGAAGACCTTCTCCTCCTGCAGATGGAAGCAATTAATAATGTCTACTATAGTTTCTTTAGGTAAACAAAAATTTAAAAAAGATCCAGAACTTGGTTGGATAGATGAAAAAACAAAAATTCCTGCTGGTGAATCTTTTTCTAAAATTTTAGATATTGCTGCTGGAAATGAAGCTAATGCTAAAACTGTTTCACCTCAAGCTGAAATTAAACATGTAAAAGAAAAACCCGAAGAACTAACTCCGGAAATGCTTGTTCGTAAGCAACAAGATCAAGCTGAAGAAGAATCTAAACTTTTTCAAAAAATAGATACTGATATTGTACAATTAAGTAAGACTATTAATAGATTAGCAAAGGCTCTAGAAGAAAAGAGAAAAGCTAAACAGGAAACACGTACGCACGATGTATTAGAAAAAAAACCACCAGTTAGTAATACCATTACTACATCTACAGAAACTAAACCTAAAATTGATAGTACAAAAGAAAAAATAATTCCAGGAACTGAAGCTAGACCAAAAACAGAAAAAGTTGTACCTCAAGCAAAAAAGCCTCAACCAATTCCAGTTATGCCTACATGGAAAGAAGCATTATATAAGCATACACATGAACATATTTTTGGTAAAAGACATCACGAAACNGGTGAAGCTTTAGAACACGGAAAGTTGCGTGAAGCAATAACTTCTAAAGTTCCTATTACTGGATTATTTTATAAGGCCNTAGATACACGTCACAAAGCGCGAGCTGCAATTAAAAAGCTCTCTCCAAAAGGATCTGTATCTAATGAAAATGTTAATACAGTTAATAATAATGTAAAAAACACCGAATATTCTACTGCTAATGATAATAGCACAAATGATTTACATACTCTGTATGTAGATTCTCAGGGCAATACATCTAATAATATTAATATGAATACTAACAAAATTGATCATACTATGTATGTTGATAAAGAAGGAGCAGTATTATCTGCAGATCAACGCTTAGAACGTGATAAAAAAGATGCATCTGTTAATACACAGAAGATTAGTTCAAATGAATCTGTTCTCGGTGATAGAAGTCAGCATATCATCAATAGTGTAAAAAATGTATTTTCTAAATCTAAAGAACANGATGATGAATCTCCATTATTGCAAGCATTCAAAAATATATTTGAACGTGATAATAAAGAATCTATGTTCGGTAAAAATGGAACGGTATTATCTAAAATAGTTAATTCTATGTTTACTTCTCCGCGTGGAGCAATGAGTAGTGTTGGACCTACAAATTCTTCTGTTAATTCTCAGATGAATTATAATGCTGATACACCAAATAGTACAAATAACAATAATACACAACA